TAGCCAACTTCCTGGTCCTGCACGAGGTGATCCGGGACCGGCGAGAGCGGGCGGAAAAGAAGGAGGGGGCATGATCTACAAGGCGCTGGAGCGGCAGAACTGCCCCGCCCTGCGGGCGAGCGTCGATGCGAACGGGGGAGAAGAAGTCATCTGGGATTGCCACTGGGGCGGGAGCCACGTGCTGGGGCGTGTCGAAGACGGTTACCTCAAGACCGCCGACGGGCAGTGGCAGATCCCGCTGGACCAGCACGACGATCTGGCTCGCCACCTCGAGGGCGACGCCCTGAGCAGCCTCGTCGAGCACCTTCCCGGACTCGGTGTGCCGATCGAGCTCAACGAGGACGGGAGCCTCATCCTGTGGGGTCCGTCGCGCGCCCCCATGGCCATCGCCGGACCCCAGTGGACCTGCCCCGGAGACCTGGCCGCCCACCTGCGACGGCTGCTTCCAGGGTTCTGGAGGCGCTCCCTGTGGGCCGACATCAGCATGGACCTGAGTATTCTCCTCCCCCAGGAGGACATCGACGGGGTCCGTTACGAGGAGGGGGAGAGGCGGACGGTCATCTACCTCCTGGGGGAGCGGGAGGTCTTCAGCGTCACCCTGAGGGACAACTACTACGGGTACACGCTGGGGGTCCTCATCTCCGAACCGGGCGCGCAGGACCAGTATCGGATCAACTACGGGACCGATGACGCCCATCAGGCCCGGCAGGCCATTGTCGATCGGCTGAAGTGGCGGATCGACGGAAGATTCAACATGCCCGCATCCTGAGCGGGCGGGAAGAGAGGAGAACACATGATCCAAGAGATCACCTACGACATGATGGACGAGCGGGCCTGGATGTGGACGCGCGTACTCGCCGCCATCAACGAGCCCGCCATCGAACGGGCGCTCAGACTGGACCTGAACACCGGCGTGGTCACCGTCATGGGGCCCGGCCGGGACCGGGTCATTGGAACCATCATCCGCGGCGAGGACGTCGAGGACGTCGAAGGCATCCAGTCCGGCCGGGAGTACTTCTGGTCCCCCGGGGACGGCCTGGGATACGAGCCCTTCGACCGGAACGGGTCCGAGAGCATCGCCGTCCGTGTCTACTGGCGCACCCTGGACCTGGTTGTCGGGCGGCACCTGCCGATCCAGTTCGACGAGGATGAAGGCGTGCTGTGCTGGAGCACCGGGAATTCCTGGGTGCCGATCGACGTCCGCTGCCAGAACCTCACCGACCTGCGCGACGCGATCCTGGCCTGGTGCGCCGAGGCGTGGGCTTCGGAGATCAGCGCCGAGATCGACCTGCTCACTCACACCATCCGGGAGGAGACCGAACACCGCACGAGATTCCTCGTGGGCGGCGGTAACGGGAGCGTCGAGATCGAGGAGAGCCCCCAGCCCGGCTTCAACGAGGGGCCCAAACTGGTCACCATCCATGTCCTGGACCGGGACGGATACGGCATCCACTACCACCTGTCCTGGGGCACCGAGGAGGCCCGGACTGTCATCGACAACACCATCCACTTCCTCATGAAGCGCAAGGGCGAGAAAGGAAGGAACAAGTGAACGAGGAGCTTGCGAAGTTCTGGGGGCAGGTGCGATGGTACCTGCCCCCGTACCTGCGCAGTGAGAAAGTCCTGCGGGTGGAGGCGCAGGACCCCGACGACCTGGAGATCCACACCGTCTGGTGGAACGGGAACACCGAGTACATCGGCTCCCTGCGCCGGACGGCGGGGGACGAGGGTGAGATCCAACTGCTGCTCTGCAAGCCCGGTTGCGGCCCGGGCGCCGTGTGCAGGCGGGGCCCGGAGCCCCGCGCCGTGGCGCGAAGCATCGAGACCGAGGCCCTGCGCCAGGTCATCGACAATCTGCCGGGGGACGACGTGGGCGCGCTGCGGATCGGCGACGAGGGGATCGTGTGGGACGAGGTCCCCATCGCGTCCTTCACGGACATGACCCCGAAGCGGGAGGACGTCGAGAAGGGTCTGGGCGCCTTCGTCGAGTACGCCACCGACCGCCTGGAGCGCAGCCTCCTGAGGGCAATCGTGCTGGAGTCCCTCGATCTGATCATGCGGGTCGGTGTCGACACCGCCACTGCCCAGATCCTCGGCCCCCGGATGGCCGCTATTGACGCCCCGAAGGGCAGGCTGGTCATCCGCGTCGACGGCGGAACGGGGAGGGTCACTCGGCTCGGCATCGAACTCGATCCGTACGTGACGGCGGAGATCGCGTCCTATGGGGTGCACTACTCGTCCCTGATGGACTACCACAAGACGGTTGACGAGGTGACGGGGCGATGAACGCGACCTGGGACCGCGTCGCACGGTACCTGCCTCCGGGACTGAGTGGAGCCCTGTCCTTCGACGCCCGGCCTCACCGGGAGGGGAACCTGATTCTGGCCGGGGTGGATGCGCACTTCGAGTTGCAGGTCGACGGGCGCTTCGACCAGATCATCAACTGGGTCACCGAGGCCACGTGGACCATCGGGGACCCCGACACCCCCGACCGCGTCACCGACCTGGTGCTGAGGACTCTACGGGCGGGTCACGACTGCTGCCGGCGCCTCATCATCTGGGACGGGAGGATCTTCTGGTTCAACGCCGACGAAGGCTCCGACACCGCCCGGCTCCTCGTGGACGTGTGGGACACCCGGGACTGGGACGAGACCCTGAAGACCCTCGACGAGGCGCTGAACCGGATCGCCTACGGGCGGGTATCGAACTGGGTCCGCCGGGTCCTGAGGTTCCACGTCGACCGCACCTCCGAGAAGTGGTGGCTCAGCGTCAGCGACGAGGACGACTACGTGATCCTCAAGATCCGCCCCCGGGGCGGTGTCGAGATCGCCATGAGCGTGGAGGTCAATGCGCCGGAGCGCGCCGTCCTGGTCCGCGAGCCGGGAGCCCATGTCGACAAGCGGGTCCCCTTCGCCATCGGCCCCGGCCCCGGGGAGCTGTCGAAGGAGACCGAGGGCGGTATCCGCGGTCTCCTGCTCGACCTCATCGCTTGGATCGAGAAGTGAAGAACGACGGCGTCGTAGCCGCCCTCGGAGCCTACATGTTCCTGACCATGCGCGAGGCCGGGGAGAGTTTCGTGAAGGTCGAGTACCGGCGCAACGCGATCGTGCACCTTCACGCCGCCTCCAGCCGGGTGAGCATCCGCGCCTACGGCGACGTCGTCACCATCAGGAGCGACGACCCCCGCACGCCGGAAGAACTGGACGGCCTGCGCCCCGACGGCATCGAGTTCGATGTTCACCTTGACGACCTGGGGCGAGTGAGCCCCGGTGACCTGGAGGCCCTGAGAATGACCGCCAAGCGGGTGCGGTACCGCCGCAACCCGTGAGGAAAGAGAAAGAGAAAGAGAGGAACACATGACAACCATGCACGAGGTCTGGCGCGGGATGCAGCGCACCCTGCCCCACGCCCTGACCACACAGGAGTCCCTGTGGCTCCACCCCGATGGGATCGTCCACCTCGACGACTACGCCCGGTACCGGGTTCTCGACACCGGGGACGGCTACCGGGTCGAGGACATCGGTGGCCGGGGGTTCGGCCTGCCCCTGACGGAGGAGTACCGGGAGGCGATCGCCGAGCACATCATCGCCGACGCCTTCAGTCTGCTCAAGGAGCAGTCCGGGCTCGGCCCCGAGCAGGCCGACAAGTGCCTCGCCCGCGGGCCCCTGTACGGGAGCCACTTGCTGTGCTGGTTCGGGCCCGGGCCGGACGACACCTGGGGTCGTAAGCTCGTCGACATCGACAAGACCCTGACCCTCAACCAGGCCGTCAAGCAGGTGCGGCAGGGTTTGTCGGCCCTCGCCGTCGAGCACGCCTTCGCCGACCTGCACCGGACACTCCAGAACTGGGTCGGGGCGCGGACGCGCGACGACCTGTGGCTCAGCAGCCTGAACCTGCACACCGTGGCCGAGGCCACCCTCGAACTCATTGAGGACGGCACCGGCATCACGCGGTTCCTGGTCTACCTGACCGCCAACTCCGACGGCAGCGCCAGGGCCCGGTTCGTCGACGGCGGGGAGACGAACTACATGCACTTCCGCGTCGGGACCGGCGACGGCGGCCTGGGCGAGGGCTATCGCGACCTGTACACGGCCGTCCGCGACGCCCTGGACCGGCTCTGACAGCAGCGGCAATCGCAAGAAGGAGAAGGGAAGAGAGGAACACATGAGCAGCGTCAAGCCCCGACACTCCTGGAGCGAGGCGTACTACGCCGCAGTCTGGCTCCAGAAGTTCATCCACGAAAACCTGGGCCCCCAGTACCAGGGCCTTTCGGCGGACCCGGTCCTCTTCGACCGGGTCTTCAAGAAGATCCCGATCCGCTGGTCGACGTTCTACGATCTGCGCAAGCGGTTCGAGGACGACCTCGACTCCTTGACCGACTTCATCAAGGAGTACCAGGCGAAGAAGGAGGGGGCCCACCATGCGTAACTGCACCCCGCCGAGGAGTTGGGACGACAGGGAGTCGGCGCGGAGGTGGCTCTCGGACTTCGTCACGGGCGTCGTCGGCTACGAGTCGTGGACGATCGCCGACCTGAATAACATGTACGACGAGGCCCTCATCAAGGTTCGACGGGGCTGGAGGACGGGGGTCGTCCTCAGGAAGCCCGACGCGCTGGCCGAGTTCATCGAGGAGTTCCTGGCGAAGAGGAAGGGGCAGGACTGATGGCGCGCATCCTCAACCTCACTGGGCGGCCGCTTCGCATCATCGACCCCGACGACCGGGAGACCACCATCATGGTGCTCCAGTCCGACGGGCCCTCGCCCACCGTGAGGCACCGCGACGAGGGCATGACCTCGGTCAATGCCACCGTGCCCGGCTGGCGGGGCGTCACGCGCATCCCCGTGTCGTGCAAGGGGCGGGCCACACACGCCTTCCTCCCGCCCTACCGGGAGGACACGTTCCTGGTCGTGTCGCGTATGGTGCAGCAGACCGTCGAGGACCTGTTCCCCGAGCGCGACGACATCCTCACTCCCGGGCGCAACATCAGGCGCGGAGGGGTCCACTACGGCTCCCTTGGCCTGACGGCCTCCGGAGCCACCGCCCGCAGGCTGCTGAAGCGCTGACGGGCGCCCCCGCCGTAATGAAGTTACTGTGCTTTATTGCGGAGGAGTAAAGGGAGGTTCGAGTCCTCCCCGGGGGCCGGTTCATGAAACCAACGAAGAGAAGGAGAGAACATCATGGCCAAGACTATGGACGACTGGGACGAACTGGCCGACGCCCTGTCGTACGCCCTGCCCAACGGCGTCGAGGTCGCATTCCCCGGCAAGCCGGAGGACGAGGACACCGACCTGCGGCTCATCGTTGACGGGGGCGGCAACGCCCGCCTCGTCATCGACCTGGGCGACGAGGACCGGGCCCACAGCGTGGAGACGTTCCACCTGGAGTGGGGCGTGAACGACGGCGAGGAGGGGTTCGAGGAGGAGGCCGACTTCACCTGGCAGAGCTCCGACTGGACTCGCTCCGGGGCGGGCTGGACCAACGAGGGCGACGAGGCCCTGAAGTGGATGATGGGCGACTTCGCCGGGGACGTGGTGGGCGCCGTCCTCGACATGGTCAACGTCCTGGCCGGGGGCGAGCGCGACGAGGGCCAGGTCCTCTACAACGAGGAGGGGCATGTCGAGGTCGACGACGACCTGAGGGCGGTGCTCGCCGACGCCTACGACAAGGGCGCCATGAACGTGAGGTCGTTCATCCGCGAGACCATCGTGGGCAACATCGACCTCCAGCCCGAGGAGGGGTTCGCCGACGTGCGCCAGGACCCGTCGTCGGACTGGATCTTCGTCAACGAGCACAGCGGCCGGGCGCTGAGCCTGGATGTCGACCTGCGCTACCCGGCTGACGGCGGTTCGCGGTGCATGGTCACGCGCCTGTCCTCCAAGAACAGCGACACGTTCTTCATCAAGCGGGCGGCGGAGGCGATGATGAGCCCCGAGGACTCCGAGGAGATGCACGCTGCCATCAGCTGGCTGATCGACGAGGACGCCGAGAAGGAGGAGGAGGACTGATGAGCGACCTCACGCCGCCGAAGTTCTGGAAGACGCAGGGCCGGGCCGACTACTGGCTCGACCGGTTCGTCAAGGAGGTGGAAGGACCTATGGGGACCGCGCAGTTCTTCCGCCTGTCCGCCCTCGTCTTCGACAAAGTCCGAGAAGGCTGGGAGACCAGGATCGTCCTGAAGAAGCAGTTCGCCGACAACCCCGACGCCCTGGCGGAGTTCATCCGATACGACTGCATGCCCGGCTGGGCGCGCGAGATGGAGGAGGAGCTTCGTAAGGATAAGGCGCGGTTCCGTGAGGAGATGGAGGCGTACGAGGAGTGACCCGCAGACCCTATAAGGACATCATGGCCCGGGCGCTGGCCAAGCATACGGGGCGATCCCTGGACGACATCGAGCATCTGGAGCACGCCCGCGGTGTGAGGACTAAGGACGGGTCCTACACGGTGGCCCTGTTCGGCGCCCCCGTTCGCGGCCTCGTCGTCAAGCACAGGCAGATCCGCGTCACCCGGAACCTGAAGCACCTGTCGACGGCGGATGCCGAGGACCTGCTCGCCGAGGCCGACGAGCGGCTGCGCGAGTACAACCGCTCGGTGCGGATCAGCTGCGAGCGGGGTCTGGAGATTGAGGCGCTCAACGAGAACGAGATAGTACTCGCCGACGGCGGGGTCTATCGCTATGATGAGACCTGGAAGGTCTTCCTTCTGGCGCCGCCGGAAGGGAAAGAGGAAGAGAGAAACGATGGCGACTGACATCGAACACATGGTTGTCAACATCATTAACATGCACCTGGACGGGCTGCCCCGCTACCCGTTCGGGCACCCGAACGCGGGTGAGGACGACAGGGACTACTGGCAGACGGTGGACGACCTGGCCCACCACCCCCGCTTCAACGACATCGTCGAGGACCTCCCCTTCGAGGTCCGCGTCGACTGCGAGGGGGCCCTGCTGTGAGAAGCGCGGAGGAGAGGATCAAGCCGTACCTGCCCCGGGCGCTGCGCAGCGCCGTCAGCTTCGACGGTGGGCGGATCACCAGCGACTGGGACGACAGGACTGCCATCCGCTACGAGGATGACGGCTCCTACATCGACATCCGGATCTTCAGGAACGAGCAGTGTCTCGCTGATGTCGACGCCGCCATGTACATCACCGAGTGGGCCTTCACCGACGACATCCTGCCCTACCTGGCCGGTGCGCTCGGCGGCATCTACAAGTTCAACGCCCGTAAGGGGACGGCGCGCCTCAAGGGCTCCGGCCTGGGGCCCTTCCTGGACCTGCGGGCGCACGACTACTACAACGATGCCGTGGAGGCCGGGGTCAAGACCCTGGCGGACCAGACGGTGCGCCTGGCCGTCGCTGACGCGACGACACGGTTGGGGCCGCACATCATCGAACGCGTGGGCAATGGCAGCACGATCATCACAACGACACAGGGGACTGTGTGCCTGCCCGGCAAAAGCACGAACCGGAGAGGGGACGGCTCCGTGCAGGCCGCCGTCGACACCGCCCGATGGAGCGGCTCTGTTCGCCTCGAACCCGGGGGCACCCTGCCCCGCTACGTCATCTGGGACCTCAACAACCCCACCGAGTGAAAGGAAAACAACATGCTCAACACGAAGATCCTGCGCAACGACCAGGAGGTCACCGTCGCCAGGCTGCGCGGTGTCGTCCGCCGGGTCTCCAAGACCTCGGAGATCGAGGGGATGGAGTGGAAGGTGTTCGCCGACCGCCTCGTCGCCCAGCGCGACGCCATGAACTCCCTCGGAGGGGACCAGGAGGCCGTCAGCATCATCGACGACGCCCCCGACGGCCAGAACTGGTCCGTCGTGTTCACTCCGGCCAGGGGGCGGCGATGAGCGGGGAGGAGAGGACCTTCGAGTACTTCAACATGCCCGGGCGGCCCTTCAGCAGAGATCGTGTCCAGCTGTGGTGCGGGAACATGATGGAGGCCCGGCGCGTGCACTGGGAGGACCTGGACGACCTCCTCAACCGCCTGATGGAGATGAACGAAGCCTGGGGCGGCGAGCGCGAACGCGAGGCATGGAAGTCCTGGATCCACTCCGTGGTCCTGGCGGCCACCGCTGTGCGCACCATGGCCCACCGGCCCCCGGGCTTCGAGGACCTGAACAGCGCCCCCGACGGCACTAAGTGGATGCTGAGGATCATCGCCGTCGAGAAGAAGGATGACGATGCCGCGGTTTCTTGAGGCCCGGGACTTCGACCGATTGTACGAGGCTGTTGTGGCCGCCGGGCGCCATGTCGAACGCCACGGCGAATGTTTCTTCTGGAAGGACGGGTTCGGGTCCTGGGATGTGTGTCCCAGCCCGGCGGGCCTGGAGGTTCGGGTTCGGCGCTGTGTCGACCTGCCCGACACCAATGAGGTGTGGGAGCTCGAGGCGCTGCTCGACCCGGAGATCTGCCGCGACCCCGGCTACTTCGTGGGAGTGACGCTCCAGTACATGGCCAGCCGGACCCCACAAGAGGTCCGGAAGAATGAGAAGGAGGAGAAGAACAAGAATGAGCGCTGAGGACAAGAGGACGAACGAGCTGGCCCTGGCCATGCTGGGGCTGCGCGTGGCCATGATCCGCAAGGGCTACCGGCCCCTGCCCACCGACGAGAGCAAGGGGGCCGAGGGACTGTGCACGATCGTGTGGGTCATGGGCGGCCAGGAGTGGACGGCGGCCATCACCGCCTGGGACGTGCTCACACTGATGCGGCGCACCGGTCGGGCGGGGGAGCTCATCGAGATCAACCTCGACACCGCCCGGCTCGACAAGCCGGATTTGATCGTGGATCGGATCCTGCCTTCGCTCCTGTTCATCGACGTCCCCGTCAAGTAGGAAGAGGCGGGAAGGAAAGAAAGGAAGAGAGATGACCAACTACATCGAGGACAGGCTCCAGCAGCTCATGAGCGAGGACACCCCGTTCGTGCGGGTGTCGGCCGCCTTCCTGGAGAACGACAAGTGGGACGACGAGGGCGGCGCGGACGTGAGCATCTGCATCCGGCAGCCTTGGCTGTGGCACGTGCTGGGCATCCTGAGGGGCCCGTACTACTACCTGCGAGACCACGGCATCATGGCCCCGGAGATCGCCTTCCACATCAACGAGCCCGATCTGCTCACCGACGGCGAGCACATGGGCTACCAGCGCTGCGGCGACGTCGTCTACTATCGTGGCGACAACGTGGACGACATCCTGCGCGACCTGGCCGCCGACGTCGAGGACCTGGCCCGCAACACGCTGAAGAAGCACGGCGATGGAGCTTCGTGACTACCAGGCGGCGGCGGTCGAACAGGTCGCCGCCGCCGGGGGCACGGGCCTTTTGGCCCTCGCCCTAGGAGCGGGAAAGACCCTCACGGCCCTCGCCTGCGCCGAGCGGAGCCTGAAAGAAGAGGGGAAGGAGCCTAAGGACGCCCGCGTCCTCATCGTCGCGCCCCTGCACACCATCGACGGCTGGCGACGGCACGTCCGAGAAGTGTGGGGCATGGAGCTGCGCGAGTGCGCGGCCAAGGGAGCGGACAGGAAGGCGAACCTCGAAGCCCTGTGGGACAGGAACGAGAAGGGGGTCTTCTTCATCGGCTGGTCCCTCATGACCGCCCGCAACAAGCACAAGAAGAAGGACAAGCGAGGGAGGATGGTCTCCGCACCCGACACCCACGCCTTCGGAGGAACCCTCTTCGACATCCTCATCGCCGACGAGGTCCACCGCGCCTGCAACCCCCAGTCCCTCAACTCCAAGGTCCTGTGCCGGATCCGCGCGAAGCGGCGACTGGCCCTGTCGGCCACCCCGGCCGGAAATATCCCGGCCAATATCTTCGGCGCCCTGCACTTCCTGTGGCCCGTGCGCTACACATCCTTCACCCGCTTCGCCGACTTCTTCTTCAAGTCGCAGTACAACCCGTTCTCCGACACCGGGTACGGGAAGCTCTACGGCGAGGAGAAGCAGCCCGGAAGAGTTCGAGCCACCACACCATGCTGGGTGTCGGTGACCAGGCAGCAAGCCCTGTCGGAGTTGGCTGATGTCGACATCCGCCGCGTGGCCGCGACCATGACCCGGGACCAGAAGCGCATCTATAGGCAGTGGCGGGACAAGGCGATCGCCTGGCTCGACGACCACCCCGTGGCCGTAAACCTCCCCGTCGTCCTCGACACCCGCCTCCAGCAGGCCACCCTCGCCCAGCCCACGGTCGAGAGCGGGGTGACGAGCACCGGAGGGGAGCGGGAGGTCGTCACCTTCGACAAGGACGCCCGGAGCGGAAAGATCGACGCGCTGCTCGACATCCTCCAAGACCTGAATGGGGAGAGGGTCATCGTCTTCACCCACTCCCGAAAGTTCCTCATCCCCCTGCGGTGGCGCCTGGAGAAGGCGGCCTACCGGGTGGAGCAGGTGTCCGGCGACGACCACGAGGGCTGGCGCAAGTTCCGCGACGACCACGGGGTGCAGATCCTCCTGGCCGTCGTGTCCGCCATCGCCGAAGGTGTCGACGGACTCCAGACGGACTGCCACACGGAGATCTGGCTGTCGAGGGACTCCTCCCTGGTCATCAACGAGCAGGCCCAAGGGCGACTGCATCGTTCCGGTCAGGAACGGGGTGTCGTGCGCTACCTGGTGCAGTGCCCCGGGACCATCGACGACACCGTCGTCGGAAGACTCGCCGAAAGGCACCGCGCCCTGACGGAATCAGGGCTCATCTAGAAGGAAGAGAGGAACAGTCCGTGAACGATGACGAACTGTCCGAACTGATCGAACGGCGGGCCGGGCTCATCGAGGCCCGCTCCGCCGTCAACAGGCAACTGACCGGCCTCAACCAGGCTATCGCCGCCGAGATGACCAGGAGGGGCCTCGACCGCTACGACGGCGCCGTGCTCACCCGCCGGTCGCACTTCCGCCCCTTCGTCGCCGCCGCCCTGCTCGACGAGAGGCTCGTGTCGACGGATGAGCGGATGGGCGTGTACAAGGAGGTCATCGACCCCGAGGCCCTGAAGGAGCGGTTCCCCGACATCTACGCCCAGGCGTGCGCGCCCGGCGAGCCCTACCTCGTGCAGCGGGTTCGGAGCGAGGGCGACGATGTGGGGTTCTGAGGCCACGGGCCGGGCGCTGGAGATCGTCGGCGCCCCCACCGACCGGGACCGGCAGCGCCACGTGGGCCCCTCCGAACTCGGTGAGGTGTGCGAGCGGTGCCTGGCCGATAAGATCCGGGGCACCTACGAGGACAAGAGGGCGGGGACGCCCCTGGCCCCGCTGCTGGGCACCGCCTTCCACCTGCTCGCTCAGCAGCGCTTGTCGAACTCCCCTGAGGGGCGGGCGGGGCTGGTCCTCGTGGAGAAGCGGGTCGACGTCGCTCAGGTTGACGGCTACGGGCCGATCAGGGGCACTGTCGACTTGTTCGACATCGAGCGCAGGGAGGTCATCGACTGGAAGGTCCTGTCGAAGGCCCGCATGGCGGGGGTCTCCTCCGTGGTGCACAACCGCCTGGACGGCTCGGTCCTGATGGACCGGGACAGGATCATCTGGGAGACGGCGTGGAAGTACTACGCGCAGATGATGCTCTACGGCTACGCCCTGGAGCGCGACGGCTACGAGGTGGAGCGGGCGAGCCTGCTCATGATCCCGCGTGACGCATCCACGGACGTCCTGCCGGGCTGTGCGAGGGTGCTGGTGTTCCAGTACCGTCGGGCCGTCGCCGAGGCCGTCCTGGGCCGTTTCAGCGAGCTCGTGGCCCGGGTCCGTGGCGAGGAGAAGGAAGGGGCGGGGGTGTCGAGCGGGGAGTACGAGTCCTCGCCCGGCTGCTACCGCTGCAAGCGACTGAAGAAGGAGGAGGCCGACATGGCCGCATGGGGAGGCATGCCGTGATCGGCATGATCGAAGAGGCGCTGAGGACGGCGGGGTGGGCGCTCGACCGGCCCCGCAACAACCTGGGCCGCTACCGGGCGGTGTACACCAAGGACGGGCGCCAGTTGGCACTGGTCGCCGGGCACAACGGCACCGTCGCCATCTTCGAGTGGAGCGATTCGATGGGCTGGACGCGCGCCTACACGGGCTACCACGACGAGGTCCTCAAGTGGGTCGAGCGGGAGGCGCGATGAAGGGGTCATCCATCCGCACCAGGAGCATCGACCGGGTGCTGAAGCGAGCCGAGCGCATGCCCGGCCTCGCGGTCGACGACCAGGGGGAGGTCAGGACGGTCGACGGCGCCTCGTCCCGGATGTGGACCATCACCAATGAGCTCAACGTCGACACCGAGCCCCTCGTCCTGACGCTCACCCGCCCCGCCGTCATGCACAGGAGCGACCGCATCGAGTGCACCCTGTCCAGTCGGGGCGAGGTCGTCGACCTGCGCACCGGGGAGGACCTGGAGCGTCTGCTGGCCCTGTGGCGCCTGCGCGGCGTCGAGGGCGCCGAGCTGGTCGACACCCTGCTCCTGCCCGGCTGGAAGCAGCTGGCGCTGTTCCCGCTCGATGAGGGCGACGGGGAGGCGGCCTGATGTCAACAGCAGCATTCGATAAGATGCTCGCAGCGGCCGGTTTCAAGGCGGAGGATCCGCAGGAGCTCAAGGATATCTCGCTACTCATGTACGGAGGGGCCGGAACGGCGAAGACCTCATTGGCCGCCACCGCCTCCAAGGTCGAGGAGATGAGCCCCGTGCTCTACCTCGACTTCGAGAGGGGCACCCTCCCCCTGCGCGACTGGGGCGACCTGGACAACCTGACGATCGTCCACCTGGACACCTGGGCTGAGACGAACAAGTTCATCTACCAGGTCGTCCGACCCGCCATGCAGGCCGGGGCGTTCCCCTACCGCACCGTCGTGCTCGACACTGTCGACGCCCTCCAGGAGCTCATCGTCCGCGAGGCCAAGACCGCTAACCCCGGCAACAACTACGTTCCGTGGACCGACGCCTACGACAACGTGGTGACCCTCGTCGATGCCTTCCGCCGTGTCGACGGCGTCAACCTGATCGTCATCACCCACGTGGACCGCATGGTCAACTCGGTCACGGGGGAGACGCAGGTGGGTCCGGCCTTCAAAGGCAACCAGTCGGGCAAGCACATGCCGTCGAAGTTCGACTTCGTCGTCTACATGAGGACCAAGCAGGAAGAGGGACGGCCCGTCATGGGCGCCACGTTCTTCATGCCCGGTGCCATCACGAAGCGGCGCACCCGCTCCTTCCCCGACCACCTGATCAACCCGACCATGGCCCAGATCTGGTCGCTCGCTCACAGCACCAGCAACAACACCAACACCGACAAGGAGAACGCATGACCACCAACGACCCCTTCGCCGCCTTCCCCGCTACCGCCGCCGGTACGTCCGGCGCGGACCTCACCGCCCTGGACGGCCTCGACCTGTCCCAGGTGGAGGTTGCGGAGGAGTTCTCGTTCCGCGCCCCCGAGCCCGGCTTCCACAACGCCGTCGTCACCAAGACGGAGTGCCGACTGTCGTCCAAGGGCCTGCCGATGGCCGTCCTCACGTACGCCATCGACGACACCAACGACCCCGACCACGGTGTCGTCGTGCTGGGGTACACGGTCCTCTACTTCAAGCGCACGGAGCAGGGGAAGACCACGCGGGTCCTCAACCCCGGTTTCCGGCGGATGCTGGAGGCTGTGGACCTGTGGCGCGAGGACCCGCGCGAGCGGGCGCCCATGCTCAACGCGGCTGGGCTGAAGACGACCGTCGACCGCCTGTTCGCGCTGATGCTGCGTCGCAAGTGCACGATCAAGACGTCTGTGGCTCCGCCGCGTCAGCGCGTGGACCGCGAGACCGGGCAGCCGATGTTCAACCCCGACGGCTCTCCGCTGATGGGCAGCCCGCGGGGGCAGGTCGACGAGGTGGAGTACGAGCCGGTCGACAGCTCGACCACTCCGTTCTGATCCCACGATGACCGGCCGGGGTCCTGCTGTATGGCGGGGCCCCGGCCGTGTCGGGGAAGGAGAAGCCATGCTTTTGTTCTACTACGAGAAGAATGAGCTGCGGGCGTTCGTCGACGACGATGGCGCCTGGTTCGTCGCCGCGGACGTGGCCGTGGCTCTGGGATACCGCGACTCGCCCAACATGCTGCGCAGGTTCGACGAGGCCGAGATCCGATGGTTCGGGATTGAGGGCCGTCGGGGCTGGCATCAGGCCAGGGCGGTGTCGGCCCGGGCGCTGATCGGCCTGGCGTTCCGGTCCCGGTCCGAGCGGTCCGAGGGCTTCTACCGCTGGCTGCTGGACGAGGTTCTGGATGTCGAGCTGCGCAAGGACGCCCGGGAGCGTGCGAGGGTGAGGACGTAGGTCCCAAGGGTACGAACAATCTTCACACCCTTAGGAGCCAGTTGAGGTCATGATGACCTCGGTTGTTGCGCAGTCAGGCCTGGACCTACGTGTGTATGATGCCCATGCAGACACATAACGTGTGTAGCCTTGGACCCGCGTCCTCGGATACAGAGACGCCGAGAAGATGACACGGAACCTTGAGGAGGACGAGGTTGGTACCCACACTGTGGGTACGAGAGCTGGGTCACGTTCTGTGTCCACCATTTCCCTGGCTGGGCTCTTCCACGTGCTCAACACGGCCCGGGTCGAGACGGTCCGACCCTTCAAGCGCTGGGTCAACCACAAGGTCCTGCCGTCGATCTACCGGACTGGATCCTACAGTCTGCTCGGGGCGGCGCCGACCGCAACAACCAGCTTCGAGATCCAGGCCCGCGTCCTCGACACCCTGAAGAACGTCATCGCCAAGGACTACCTGGAGGCCAAGGCGAGGATCGTCCTGGCGCGCGCCATGGGCGACACGCCCGAGATCGAGGCGAGCGCCCGACCCCTCTACGTCCAGGACTACCTGCGCGAGAAGGGCGCCACCCGGGATGAGGTGAAGCGCTGCTCCTCCTCATTCGGCAGGTACGTCAGGGAGGACTACGTGGCCGAGCGGGGCGTCGAGCCGGGCAAGCGCCTCGACGAGACCCCCTCCGGTCAGGTCCGCGAGGTGTACGCCTACACCGAGGCCGATCGTCTGATCTTCGACCGCGCCTGGGGTCGGAGCTACGTCAAGGGCTTCCCGGAGAAGAAGGAAGCCAAGAAGAACAAGGAGAAGAAGTGATGGACCGAGCCTGGAACATGCACTACGAAGGACACACCATCCGCACCTACCTCGACGACAACCACCTTTGGTACGCCGCATCCGACCTCGCTCGAGCCCTGGGGTACCGTGACGGATTCGCCCTGACCCGGGCCGTCGACGAGGACGACAAGAAGTACCTGGACGTGGAGACCGGGGGCGGACGACAGAGGGGTGCCGTCATCTCGGACATCGGCCTCATCGTGTTCGCCGCACGATCCCCCAAGTCCTTCAGCCGCAAGCTCTTGCAGTGGGTTCTGGACGAGCTCACGTCGTACTGATGGCCGGGCCCCGGCGCCGCTAGACTGACGGCGTTGGGGCCCCGTCGTCCCCGCGGAAGAAAAGAAGGAAGAGAAAGAGAGACATGGCCTTCTTCGAAGAGGTGCTGCCCGACACGCCCGGCTGGGTGCCCATCATCACCAAGGACCCCTTCGGGCGCCTCACCGTCTTCAAGTGGTTCTCGTGGCCCGATGAGAAGGCCGCCATGGGGCGCTACGTCGAAGCCCACGGCAGCGGCGACGTCTACTTCAAGCCCATGACGTTCACCCAGCCCCCCTCCCTGACCGACCCCCGCCACGCCACCAAGGCCAACGTGCTGCGCTGCGACGTCGTCTACTGCGACGGCGACGACATGGACCCCTCGAAGCTCGCCATCCTCCCCACCACGTTCGTGCGCACGTCGCCCGGCCACTGGCACGGCTACTGGCGGTTCCTCGACGCCGAGAACCTGTCGAACAACGACCTGGAGGACCTGTCGCACGGACTGTACAACGCCCATGCCGCCGACGGCATGGACCGCGGTTGGCCCCTGGCCAAGATGCTGCGCGTCCCCTGGTCCTACAACACCAAGCCCGAATACGGCGCCCCCTTCCGCGTCACCCAGTACTCCGAGGAGACCGTCAGGAGGAGAGGGGCGGGCGGTGTCGACCTGGTCGAGATCCAGCGCGAGGGCGAGGCCGTCACCGTCGCCGAGTTCGCCGCCCACTACCCCCCGGCCGAACCACTGTCCCAGGAGGAGCTCGACTCCAAGGTCCCCCAGGAGCAGGACCCCAACGAGATCTACCGCCTGCTCGCCCTGGTCAACAACTCCGTCGCCAATGACCTGTTCATGATCCGCCCCGAGATCGGCGACGACTGGTCCGCCCGCATGTACCACCTCCAGTGCATACTCATGGAGGCCGGGTTCGACACGCGCTCCTGCTACCTCGTCCTGCACGAGGCCGCCTGCAACAAGTACCGGCGCGACAACCGCCCCGACATCGACCTGTGGGTGCAGGTTCAGCGCGACGCCGCAAGGTGGAGGCAGTACCACGACGGCGAAGACTTCATCATGGACGACGACGCCGACATCCTCCGGGTCCTGGGGCTGACGCCCCTGGAGGGCGTCAACCGGTTCGGCGATGAGTCCTCCCCCGAAGCGCTCGTCGACCGCCTGCCCTCCGTGCTCGACGCCGACGCCAACGGCCTGTACTGGACGCGCGTCCAGTTCCTCCACCCCGAGGAGCAGCCCATCAACGACACGTTCATCGACGCCTTCACCTCCTGGGTGGGGCACAAGTCCCCGCAGGCCCCATGGGAGTTCTCCGTGGCCGGGGGCCTGGCCATGCTCTCCGCCCTCCTGTCCCGCTACGCCAAGCTGCCGCTCACCTTCACCGACATGGGCCTCAATTTGTACTGGCTGGTCCTGGGGCGCACCACGCAGTCCCGCAAGAGCACGGCCCTGCGCCTGGCCCGCGGCGTCCTGAACGACGTCGCCGAGAAGGCCGGTGTCGATAGCAGCGGCTACGAGGCCCCCGAGGACGCCACCGCCGAGGCCCTCCAGGAGTGGCTGGGCGACCTGCCCCGCCTGTCCACGCTGCTCAGCGTCGACGAGGTCCAGGACACCTTCGCCGCGGCCTCCCGCAAGGGCTCCTACATGGCCTCCTTCATCCCCATGCTCACCAAGATCTACGACGGCAGGGTCCCCGCCATCCTGCGCAAGACCGGGGGCCTGGCCAGAAAGGGGGGTGTCGACCACCAGATGTCGTTCTACGGCACCGGCATCTTCGACCTCACCGCCCGCTACCTGACCATGGAGCGCATCATCTCCGGCTTCGTGCCCCGGTGCCTGGTCGTCGTCGACTCCCGTGAGGGCTTCGAACCGGGGGCGAACGACGTCGCGTGGCGCACGGGGGAGCGGGCCCGTGTCGACCAGGTGCGCGACATGCTCATCCACCACCTGACCTCCGTGGTCAAGCACTGGGACAAGGGCTTCCAGGCCGCCGTGCCGGTGTCGGGCCCGTTCGACGACCTGCGCGTGCCCCTCAAGTGCGACGAGGACGCCCTGGAGCGCTGGAAGTGCTTCGCCTACGACGTCACGTTCCTGGCCGCCAACCACCCGCTCAACGCCGTGGCCCTGTTCCCCACCTGCGAGCGGCTGTCGTTCTCCGCCCTGCGGGTGGCGGCCCTGCTGGCCATGACGGAGATGAAGGACACCATTGAGCTGAGGCATGTCGTCAAGGCGATCGACCTGGCGGGCACGTGGGCCAGGTGCGCCGAGGCCCTGGTCAACCAGGTCGACTCCAACGGCTTCTCGCGGATGGTGTCCGACGTCGAGCAGTGGGTCGCCTCCCAGCCGGGTCACCGGGTGTCGTACGCGGCCTTGGTCACCAAGTTCCAGAACAAGTTCGACGGCCCCGAGGCGCTCACCCGGGTCCTCATGCACTGCCAGAAGAAGGGGACCCTGCGAGACATCCTGCCCAACCCCGAACGCCCGGGCGACCGCGAGGTCGTCTACACAGCCCGAACCGCAGTCGACGCTTAGCCGATAACACAACCCAACCGGAAGAGAAAGAGAGACAATCATGATCACCCACCGAGAGCCGGCCAAGACCGTCTACTCGCCCCACCCCCTCCTGGGGGCGCTCCTCGACCACCGCTTCGGCGACTGGCGCATCACGTCCCTCGACCCGACGGGGTGGACTCCCACCCGCGGTGCCGTGTTCGACATCAAGTGCGTCTTCTGCGGACGGCACAGCCAGGCGTCCGCGTCGGGGCTGCTCGAAGGTCCGCTGTGCGGCTGCAAGGCGGGCATCAAGGCCAAGGGGCGCCAGCGGGCCGCGAGCGACCTGCGCCTGCGCAAGTCCCTGCTCAAGCGGGCCGACAACTGGCGCAAGAGCCCCGGGGGAATGACGTGGGCCAACGGCACGGAGGCCGTCAACTGGGTCCTGTCCAACTTCAACCTCCCTCCGTTCGACGACATGGACGGCTGGTCGTTCATGCGGCCTGACAGCAGCCTGCCGTGGGGGCCGGACAACATCGACTTCCGCCCCAAGTTCGAGGTGCGCCAGAAGGTCGGCGAGGTTCCGTGGCGGGTCAAGGGCGAGGAGCGCCGCCGTCTCAAGGCGCAGGAGCAGGAACAGGGGGCCGACGGTGAGTGACTTCTGGGCCGCCGAGCCCGTGTTCCTGGTGCCCGACCCCCGTGACCTGACCGACGGGCAGATCGGGGTGCTTCGCGACGTCAAGACGGCCATGGGGCGCAACATCGACCTGGCCGGACCCGACTGGCCCCTGGACCCCCGGCGCCCGGCCATCGGCCTGTTCGGTGTCGAGGGTCCGTGGACGGCGCCAGCCGACGGCGGCTTCGACGAGATCTGGCCGCTCGTCCTCCAGGGCCGGTGGACGGTGACCGCCTCGGAGAAGGGCGGGGCGCCGTGGGTGACGCAGGACGTCCTGTGGATCGACATCGAGACGTACTCGCCCGTCGACCTGGCAAAAGCCGGAGTGTATAAGTATACGGAGCACCCGGACTGGCGGATCCTCATGTGCTCGTGGGCCCTGAACGATGACAAGGTGCAGCGAGCCGAGGGCCACGAGGCGATCCTTGAGATCCCCGGCCTGTTCGACGGACAAATCCTCAAGATCGCCCACAACGCCTCCTTCGAGCGCGTCAACCTCTCCCGGCTCAAGAACCGGGGGAGGAAAGGCGGGAAGTTCCTGCCCCCCGAGCAGTTCTTCGACACCGCCGCCCTGGCCCGCACGTGGGGCCTGCCCGCCTCGCTTAAGGACTTCGCCCTGGCACTGGGCGCCGAGGAGAAGGATGAGGCCGGAACCCGGCTCATCAACCTGTTCTCCAAGCCCAACAGGAAGGGCGAGCGGGTGACGAAGGAGGAGCGTCCCGACGACTGGGTCGCATTCGGCGCCTACTGCGACCAGGACGTGGAGACCATGCGCGACGCCGCCAAGATGCTCGGGCGCGGCTTCCCCCACTGCGAGTGCGCCGTCTACGAGGTGGACCAGCGGATCAACGACCGGGGGGTTCGTGTCGATGTTGAGCTGGCTCAGGCCGCCGAGCGCTGCTTCAAGGACAACCGTGCCGAGGCGCTGAAGGAGATCGCCAAGATCGCCGGTGTCGACAACGGCAACTCGGTGGCCCAGCTGCGAGCATGGCTGAAGAGCCGGGGCGTCGACACGGAGGACTTGCGCAAGGACACAGTTAAGGAGCTGTTGGAGGACGATCTGCCCGACGACGTCCGCCGGGTGCTCGTGCTGCGCCAGGAGTGCGCGGTGTCGGCCGCGGCCAAGTTCACCGCCGCCATTCGGGCCACGAACGACGACGGGCGCCTGCGGGGCACGATGCAGTACTTCGGCGCGTCGACGGGCCGGTTCGCCGGTCGGCTCATCCAGTTCCAGAACCTTGCCCGCGACGGTTTCAAGGCGGCCGGGGGCGGTTACGACACGCAGGCCGAGGAGGCTGCGGTCGGGCGGCTGCTGGAGGGTGGCTCGATCCCCTCGCCAGAGCTGAAGAAGCTGATCCGCCCGCTGCTGATGGGTCCGTTCGTCGTGTGCGACTACTCGTCGATTGAGCCCCGGGTGCTGGCATGGCTGGCCGGTGAGCAGTGGATGATCGACGCCTTCAACAACGATGAGGACATTTACGTCGCCACGGCAGAGCGCATGGGCGGCGTTGAGCACGGTTTCGACCGGCAGAAGGGCAAGGTTGCTACCCTGGCCTGCTTGCCAGGATCGTCGTGGATCCTGACGAACCGGGGCCTGGTCCCGTTGCGGAACGTTCGAATCTCAGATAAGGTATGGGATGGCTCTCGGTTTACCAGGCACGGAGGAGTTGTCTACCGGGGGCGGAAGAGGGTGATGACCTATGACGGACTCACAGCAACACCGGACCACCTCACCTGGGCGTGGGGCATGGGGGCACCGGGGCTGGTACGACTCGAAGACGCCGCCGCCAGCGGATCACGTCTCGTACAATCAGGATCAGGTAGGACTCCGCTTCGGGTGGGTGGAGATCCTGACCGCGGAGCGCCGATACATGATGGGCTGGAGCACCCCTATGGTTCTGACCCGTTGCACCGGTTGCGGCCGCGATCAGTGGACGAACTACACGAACCTGAAGCTGGGGAAATCGAAGGGGTGCTGGCCTTGCAGCCGTCCTCGGAAGATCCCCAGAAAGTTGGACCGGGTGCTGACCCAAGCGAAACAGCGGTGCACCAACCCGAACGATGCGAACTACGCCCACTACGGCGGCCGGGGTATCACCTTCGACTTCGATTCGGTTACCGAAGCGGGTCTGTGGATTCTGGAGAACCTGGGTCCGTGTCCCGAGGGGTACGAACTCGACCGCGTGGACAACAACCTCGGGTACGCCCCCGGAAACCTTCGGTGGGCCACCCGGGCACAGAATATGGCGAACAGAAGGTGCACCCGACTGGAGGAGTACCGTCCCGAAGAGTGGCCGTACGAGAAGAACACCGTTCGGCGCAAGCTTTCCGAAGGCTTTTCGAGAGAAGAAATCTTCCAGCAAGCCGAGTCGGCAGTGAAGCAGAAGCGCAAGGGCTGGCGGCGGATCCAGCAGCGGTTGATGTCTATGACATCCGAAATGCGGGCCCGCAACATCGGTACACCGCGGACGGAGTCCTAGTACACAACTGCGGGTACCGGGGCGGTGTCGGCGCCATGCTTGCCATGGGCGGTCGTAATGTGCTTCCCCCGAGTGCATCAGAGGACGAGGTCCGAAGGCGCCTCAAGGAAATTGTCGATGCCTGGAGGGCCCAGTCCCCCGCCGTCCGTCGCTTCTGGTCGCAGCTGGAGCGCATCCTGGGCACCGGCGGGGGTGTCGACACCGGCCTGGTCAACATCGAGGTCAAGGGGCAGGACCGCTACGTGTGGCTCCCCTCCAAGAGGCCCATCGTCTACCGCGGCTTGACGCGCCGCTGGAAGCAGCCCCTCGACGTCGACGGCACCCCACTCGGCCCCGCCCGCCTCGTACCCCACGTCCTCAACACTGGCGCCGACCGGGCCCGGGTCCCCTACAAGCCCCTGCACGGGGGCATCATCACCGAGAACATCGTCCAGGCCGTCGCACGCGACATCCTCGTCCAAGCGCTACGGAACCTGGAGGAGGCGGGCTGGCCCGTCGTCACCCACATCCACGACGAGGTCGTCTGCGAGATCCCCGCCGACAAGCGGAGCCTCAGCGAGGCCGAGCTCGTCGCCGAAGTGTCCGAGATCATGTGCCGTCCGCCCTCCTGGGCCGACGACGATCTCGTGATCAAGGCCGCCGGCTACACCTGCCAGCGGTACCACAAGGAATGACAAGAAAGAGAGGAACCATGTCTGACGACATGATCAACCACCCGCCCCACTACAGGCTCGGCGACCGTGAGGTCATCGAGATCACCGAGCACCTGGACTTCCTGTCCGGCAACGTCGTCAAGTACGTGTGCCGGGCCGGGCGCAAGGAGGGGTCCAGCTCGCTGGAGGACTACCTCAAGGCCCGCTGGTACCTCGACAGGCTCATCGCCTGGGGCCCCAGCAAGCCCCCCGCCGACCTGGACCGGGCCCGGATGGAGCTGAAGCGCCTGTCCGAGTGCCTCGTCGAGGCCACGGACGTGATCCGTCGTCTGTCCGCACAGAAGGAGAACAACACCGATGAGTGACATCGACCCGGCCGTCGCCCGCGCCGTCGACGAGATCGACTACGTGGGTTGCAACACCGTCAACCCCTACAACTACCTGTCCGAGATCATGTTCCTGACCTCCGCCGCCTGGAGCAGTGGGGCCAAGCGCTTCACCCTGTCCGCCATCGCCGCCCGCGCCGCCCTGTGGGTCGCCTACCTCGACGAGAAGACCGACGGCACGTCCCTGCACGGCCTGCGGCGGCGTCGGGGCCGAGCCCGCAGGGTCCTGGAGAACGACGTCGTCGCCGAGTACCAGCGCGCCTACGACAAGCACCAGGGTCGCACCCCCTTCAACCCGGAGGTGACCGAGCAGATGAAGTTCGTGATCCTGGCCGAGGAGGTCGGCGAGGTCGCCCGCGCCCTGACCCCCGACGCCAACACGCCCGTCGGCCACGCGGCCCCGCTGCGCGAGGAGCTCATCCAGGTGGCGGCCATGGCCCTGGCCTGGTGCGCCCGCATCGTCGTCGACACCGAGCGGAGGAACAACCCGTGAGCCGCGGCAGCAAGGTTGCGATCCGCATCGAGATGCACCCCAACGGTGTGCACATCATCGACAACATCGGCGGCCAGGCCCTGTGGGGCGGCGTCAACGAGTTCGACATCATCTGGTCCCCCGCCCCCTTCGACCCCCGGGCCGAGCCGGAGCGGGTCCGGCGCTCCCGGGCCTGCGGCGTGGCCGCCATGCTTCGGGCCCTGACCCGGGTGTGGTTCGACAAGGGCGACATCCCCGTCCTGGCCTGGCACCGGGGCAAGGAGGGCTGCGACCCCGCCAAGGTGAGCATGTGCCGGGCTGTCGCCTCGCACGCCAAGGGTTCCGGGCGCTGGCGCAAGGCCGAGCCGGGCGACCTGCGCGGCGAGGACGCGGTGGTGATCGAGGCGTGAACGTCGGAAGTTGGTTCGCCTATTGGTTCTTCACCGTGCCCCTGCTCGGCTTCTGCACCGCGTACATGTTCACCGTGGACGGCCACGAGGAGGGCTTTTCCAAGTGGTGGTTCCGGGCCCTGTGCTGCCTGTCGATCGCACTGGTGTGCTTCGGCGTCATCGGGGCGGTGATGGGCTGATGAAGGACGTCATCATCGCCCTGTCGGGCACGGTCTTCCTCGCCTTCCTCTTCGACATCACCTCAAGGGGCAGGGAGGACACGGTCAGCCGGGCCCTCAACTTCCTTGCGACACCGATCGCGGCGCTCGTCGTGTTCGCCTCGTACTACTTCCACGGGGGCGGGCGATGACCAGAATCTTCGCCTACGACCCGGGGGTGTCGACCGGGTGGGTCCTGGGGGATGTCGACGGCGACGACGTCGAGATCATCGAGTACGACCAGTTCACCGCCCCGAGCCACACCGACACGGCGTTCACGCTCAAAGGCGCCATCTGGTGCTACAAGCCGGACGTCGTCGTCGGCGAGCGCTTCGACCTGCGCCCGCACAACCAGTTCCTCGCAGACCTCACCCCGGTGAAGGTCAACGCGATCATGGACTACATCTACGACAAGCGCCCGATCGTCTACCAGACGCCGACGCAGGCCAAGACGCTGGTCCGCGACGCCACGCTCAAGGCGCTCGGGTTCTGGCCGACGGGCCGCTCCGTGGATCAGCCGGACGCCGACGACGTGCGCGACGCCGCACGCCACCTCTACCACTACTGCGCCATGACTCTTCGCCTGAAGGGCCTGCTGGAGCGCATGTCGAGGTAGCCGACGAGAGGCCCGCCCTTCTTCCTTCGGGGAGGAGGGCGGGCTTTTTCGTGTTCCGGTTCGAGTTCAGTTGCCCTTACGACGTCTTTGCAGCCGTCCGACCTCGACCTTCAAGTCGTGGACCTCGATGCGCAGGCGGTTGTTCTCCTCCTGGTACTGGGCGATGATCGTGTCCTTCGTGTTGAGGGCCGCCTGAAGGGCCTCCAGACCGAAGCGCGAGCGGGCCATCTCCGCCTCGCCCACGCCCCGCTTGCGGTCGGCGCTGACCTTCACCCAGGAGCCCCAGGCGGCCAGGGCGGAGGTGATGAGGGCGATGACGGACCCCACCGTGGTGAGCAGGGGCGTCAAGCGATCACCCCCTGTCTGTGCCGTTACCGTTGCGATCGCGTAGCGCGGTGAGGATTATGGCGCGGTGTCTGAGCCACCGCAGCCAGTTCATTCTAGCGGACAGGAGGAACACGACGGACAGGAGCAGCGCGCTGCGGGCGCCCAGGCCGTGGGCGGATACGACGAGGATCCAGGAGGCGGACGCGCACCCCAGGACGAGGGGCAGGATGACCATCTCCGCCTGCGAGCGCCCGGTCAGGCAGGCGAGTGCGCAGCCGCCGGCCATGATCGACAGGGCGATGTGGACGGCGAGGTTGTACCAGATGGCGGCGTCGGGCGTGTAGGGCATGAGCCCGGCCTCGCGGATGGAGAACACCGACAGGGCCAGATAGCCGACGGCGCGCAGCCCCCGGTCGAGGGTGTTGGCCCACGGCGGGTGGGGTATGTACATGAGGCTCACGCCTCCCATCCCTTGATGGCGTAGTTGATGCGGATGAGGCTGCCGGGTGCGGCGCCCCGGGCCACGTAGGGGACGCGGACGATGACGCCCTCGTTGTTCTTGACCTTGTCCCACCCGTAGCCGGCGCCGCCGATGTTCCCGCCGAAGGACCACACGTCGCCGTTGGTGATCAGGGCCGTGGCGATGCCCGTGTACTTGCGGGCCAGGCTGATGAATCCGGTGAACTTGGAGTCCAGGGGGGTGGGCACCCTGATGACGGTTGAGCCCGCTTCCTCCCGGAACCTGCTGGCCTCGCCGCGGCTGCCGACGAGTATGGCGTTGGTGATGGGGGTGGCGGGGGTGGCCACCTCGTTGCCGGTGATCATCCAGGAGGTGATGTTGGAGCCGTCGGACTTCCAGGTGGCCCCGTCCCAGGCGATGATGCGCCCGTTGGAGGTGAGGTATACGAGGATGGGGTCGGTGGCGGTGGGGGTGATCCCGGCGGCGACGAGGGTGTCGCGCAGGGTGTTGGCCGCGGCGGCGTTGGCCGCCTTGTAGATGGACGACTGGCGCAGCTTGGAGATCACGTTCGACACCGAGGAGACGCCGAGGTTGAGTAGCGTGGGCCAGTCGGCGGCGGTGTCGTCGCCGGAGTACGTGTAGATTCCGTTGCGGTCGGTTCCCGTCATGGTCCTATTGTCCCTTCTCAACAGGGGATGAGCATGGTGGAGGCGAAGTCCGAGCCCCAGCCGATGTAGTTGGCCCCGTTGTTGCGCATACCCATCTTCGTCCAGATCGTACACTTGCCCGAGGTGGGCAGTTTGGTGGCCATGCCCATGAACATGGGGACGTCAGACTGCCACCCGTAGCCGTTGTACACGTAACCGGTTTCCATCCACGAGCCCGAGTTCCGGTCGCGCAGGATGAAGAGGGCCCGCTGGTTGGGGTTCTGCGCCCCCGACACGCAGTTGATCGACGCGATGATGATGGCTCGGCCTGAGGCGGGGGCGTTGAAAGACCACGAGTAGGCGACGCATCCGTCGGAGGCGGCGTTGACCGTCGTGGGGTTGCGCTGGAACTTGAACTGCGCCCCGAAAATAATGGACGACACGTCCGTCAGGTCGGCGTACGGGCCTTGAACCAGATTGCCGCTATTCGGGTTGTTCAGCGCCAGGCCGTTCGCCAGGGACGGGTGCAACCGCGCGTACACCTTGTTCCCCCGCCACACGGTCAGACCGTGACTGGCGTCGATCTCCACGCGGTCGCCGTCCCCGTTCGTCGTGGTGGCCAGGGTTGCGCCCAGAACCCTGCCCCCGGTGACCAGTCCGCCCTTGATGGTTCCGCCCTCGATGAGCTTTCCGCGCAGTGTGTTGGCGTCGATGCGGTCGCCCGACAGGGTGCCGAACTTGATGTCGTTGGCATTCAGGCTGCCGATGACCCCGCTCTCGGCGGTGATGGTCCCGGCGGCCAGCACGGCGGCGGTGAGGGACCTGGCGGCGATGCGGTCGGAGCCGATGAACCCGGAGGTGATCACACCGGCGTCAAGGCCCTGCACGTGCGTGGTGGTGATAGCCCCATTGGCGATCATCGACCCCTCGACCGGGTTCCTGGCCACGGCCCCGGAGGACTGCGCCTGCTTCCACACCCCCTCGACCATGCTGTTCGACATGGTGCCCGTGAGGTCCGCGGCGGACACCCCGGCCTCGATGAAGTCCTCGACACCGGCCCGGAAGCGGTACATCCGGTAGTTGTCGTCCGTGTCATACCACAGGTCTCCGTCGTTGCGCCCATTGAGCGAGGGCTTGTCGGCCTGGTAGAAGATCGTGTTCTTCCCGTCAGCGGACTTCTGGGCGCGCTGGGCGGCCAACTTAGCGGCCGTGGCCATGTCCTCCACGGCCTGCGCCTTGTCCAGGGCCTCCTTCGCCTTCTTCTGCGCTTCGGCGGCGGCGGCCGCGGCCTGGGCGGCGTCGTCCCCCTCGACGAGGACCCAGGCGTTAGCCGTGCCGTCGAAGACGTACAGGCGGGTGGTGCCTCCAGCGGTCGACACCCACAGGTTCCCCGGCTTGCGATCGGCCCCGGTGGGCTCCGTGTCGGAGATGATGACGTCCTTAGCCCCGGCCACGGCCTTGGCGACGTCCTTCTTCGCCTGCTCCAGGTCCGTCTTCGTCTGCTCGTACGAGGCGGCCAGGGTGTCGAAACGCCCCTTCAGGGCCTTGGCGGCCTCCAGGTCCCCCTTGGCGGCGGCGGCCAGGTGCTTGTAGTCGACGGCCCCCTCGCCCAGGGTGTCCGTACCCCAGCGCTGCTGCACCCACTTGCCGTCCGCGTCGCCGTCGACACCCGGAGGCGACCACTGCCACACCTGCTTGACGCGGTCCTTGTCGACACCGCCCTGCTTGGACAGTTCGCACACGTACCAGGTGGCGTTCTGGTTGACGGGGATGTCCGGGTTCTCCACGCCCGGGCCCGGCGACACGGGGGGCGCGTCGTGCCAGGAGACGGCGTCGTCGGCCATGGCCCCGGCGATCTGCGCGAGCGACTGGGCGTCGTCGAGGCGCTCCTCCAGACCGCCGATGGACCCCACGGCCGCCGTCCACCGGCTCATGATGCGCCTGGCGTGGGCGGACGTGTCGCCCTCCTCCAGGATCGACACCCGCCTCTCCACGGCCCCCCGCCACTGCTGCGACTGGGGCGAGAGGTTGGAGGCGGGGAACACGGATGCGGTGAACGCCATCACAGGACTCCGATCGTGGACAGGTCGCGCAGTGTGCGCCCCGCCAGTGGCAGGTCCGACACCCGCGGGTACTTGCGGTTGTAGTCGGCCAGCAGCGGGTGGCTGGTGGCCTGGAGCGACACCGACCCCTCCTCGATCGTGGCCGAGTCGATCCGCCACCAGTGCCCTCGGTAGCGGAAACGGGCCCCTGGCAGGGACCCCAGGACCCGGCCGGAGGGCGGGGATCCCTTCCACTGCAACGTCAGCGTGGAGCCGACGCGGGCCTGCGCGGCCGCCTGGGCCGCCGCCCAGCCCTTGGCCGTGGTGTCGATGGCGGGGTTGTCGATCGTGGTGACGTCGTCCGTGCCCTTCGCCCCCGTGGCCAGGCTCAGGGTCTCCACGTCGACGTAGGATCCGTATCCGCCGATCAGGTACAACGCCGGGTGGTCGACCTTCCCGTCGGATTCGCAGACCCGGTAGGGGGACAGGTGCTCGTAGTTCATCCCCGACAGGATCACGGTGGCCGAACGGCGGTCGTCGTTCAGCCTCACGGTGAGGCCCCCGCCCATGTCCTTCCACTGGGCGGGCATGATCGGCTTGTTGTCCTTGCCGACGACGACGTACAGGCCGTTGCGCATGGCCGTCAGGTCCGGAGAGCCGTCCTTGAATGGGATGCGACGGACCATGGCGGGCTGGTTGACGTAGGAGACCTCGGCGCCGAAGCGGATGGTGGCCTCAGTGCGCTCACCGGCGTTGACGCTCAGCGCCCCCGTGTCGCTGGAGTCGCCGTACTGGACGTCGGCCCCCGGGTACTTCGACGGCGCCACCGGGTAGATGAGGCCCCGGTCGGCATTGGCCCCGGCGGCGGCCCCGATGCGCGCGCGGTGGTAGACGTTGACCCGGATCTCCTTGGATCGGGCCCCGTCCTCCAGCGACACGGTGGACGACATGGTGCGGTCCTGGAGGTAGACGCTGCGCCCGGGCCTGGGGGTGATGGTGATGGCGCTGTCCCGCCACGACAGGTCGAGCATGTTCGCGGACAGGAACCTACGTAGTAGGGACCACACGTTGTCGCGTCCGCCGGGCAGGTTGTAGCGCTCGTCCTTCAGGGCGGGGTCGATGTTGACGGGCGGCAGGGGCCAGTTGACGGCGAAGAAGCATCGGCTGAGGATCGAGGCCAGGTCGGTCCGGTGCACCGGGTTGAGGGTTCCTACCTGGTTGAGGGCCGCCAGGCCGGAGCCGCCGGTGATCGACCAGGAGTCGTCGTCGATGCTGATGTCGGTGATCATCATGTCCGATCGACCGCGGCCGGTGGACTGGACGATCAGTGTCTTGCCGAGCAGGGGGGTCAGGTCGGCGGGGGCGAACGAGCCGGTGCCGCCGACGGTGACCGTGGCGGTGCCCGAGGGGGACTCGTCCCGGTCGAGGGACACGGCGTCCTCGTCGTAGGACCAGGAGCCAACGCCGGTGGGGGCGCCGAAGAATCTCACAGCCACGGCCAGACCTCCCGCAGGGTGACGGTGGCGGAGAACAGCCCGTAGGCGGGGTTGACGCCGGTGACGGCCAGGGACCCGGGTTCGACGCGCATGGAGCCGAATCCCTCCGGGGTGGCGTAGGGCCAGATGTCAGGGGCGGCGGCCCCGCGGGCGGAGAAGGCGGCCCGCACCCAGGTGAGGACCTGATCGGCCACAGCGGGGGCGGTGACGACGACGTCGACGATCCTGGGGGCGTCGTCGAGCCCGGGGATGCGGGTGATGGCGGCGGGCGAGATGTTGACGCCGCCGGTGACCTGGACGACGCCGGGCGCGGTGAGGGCGCCGGAGGCGACGATGTGCATGTCGGCTCCCGGGGGGATGAGCACGTGCTCGCGGTACACGTGCGGATTGCCGTCGGTGGCGGGGGTGCCGGTGAACTCCAGGGCCTTGAGGGGGCCGTTGCCGACGTCGACGACACGGGCGAGGGCGACGCCGTTGTCGTCGTGGGCGAGCGGGGACAGGGCGTCGGCGTGCAGGTGGGGGCGCCCCAGGAACGGGGAGAGGATGTTGCCGCCGGAGTTCATGTCGTCCCGGTAGAGGATCTCGTCCTCCCCCGCCCAGGTGAGCATGTCCTGGATGAGGAGGAGCTCGGAGCGGGTCAGGTTGGACCACGACAGCTCAATGGTGCGGGCCGCGTACCGGGACGCGGTGACGGCGGTGGAACCGTTGATGAGCTGGTCGGCTGACCCCCACGACACCAGCGTGTGCGAGGCGGGGGCGTCGGGTGCGGGGATCCAGGCGAAGCGCCTGCCCGTCCACAGGGCGGCGACACCGTGGCGCGAAGACATCAGTAGGTCCCCCTTCGTCCGCTTCGGGCGTTGACGTTGTTGACGGCCGCGCCCACGGCCCGCCCGTCCAGGTTGAGGACGGTGGACACGGCGCGGGCGAGCTGGTGGATCTGGTTGGGGTTGATCGTAATGGGCCCCGACAGGCCGGGGCCGTTGTTGACCTTGACCTCGGGGCGGTACTGCCCGGCGCGGATGGACTCCATCATGCCTGGCCCGTACTTGTCGACGCTGGAGCGGGGCATGACGTACTCGCCGGACTGGACGCCGATGACACCCCCGGCCGAGGTGATGCCGAGCATGTCGTCGGCGTCCCAGTTGCCGTGGCGCCTGTACCCTCCCACAACACCGCCACCCCCAGCCAGACCGGGCACGCGGCCGCCGTGGGCCCGGCCCAGGAGACCGCCGACCATACCGGCTATGGCACCCGTGCGGACGACGTTGACGAAG